CCCTTTAAAGATGGCCGGACTCGGCTATTTTGTTTGGCGTGCTATACGCTGGCGTCAAAGCAACGCCACGTGTGTTTCACGAACGGTGTTCGATGGGCAGGACGACATCGCATTTTGCGCAGGTTGTTCCCCCGAATTGCTGGATGATGATCTCCTGATGCTTGGCAACGCTTATGAGAAACGGTTTCACGTGCCCAAAGCTTGCCCACGTTGCAGTCGCATTTGGTTCCTGCGAGGCCACACCTCGGCACGCATGCGAATCAACAATTGCCACTACCAATACATGGGCACGTATACGGCAATGCGGATGCAGAGAGAGAGAGATGTGCATTGCCCGTTGGTCAATCAGTTGGACGTGCCAAACGAATACATGTTTGCGCATCGATTCTTGCAAATGCACGCAGGAACCATTAGCGCCATGGAACATGAACCCACTTTCTTCTGGAGCACGTGCACCAGGTCATACCGTCGCGCCACTCAGTGGAGGAAAGTCGAGGGTGGCAACGCCACACTTAGCGTGGGGCAACAACCCACTCCCGCGGGGCCTCAGCCCGCACCTTTGACAACCATACAAAGGATGCGACAATTATGGCAGTTTATATATGACCACGGCAGAATGTACCCACAATCAACTCTACTGTCATCCACGTTCACGCGCACAAGACAGCTGGTCGGGAGAGCCGGTAACGTCATATACGACACAACATCTGCTGCCAGGATGGCATTCATTGCTTTGAACACACGCTTGTCGGACAGCACGTACATGCAGCCACCGGCACAGATGGTCATGGCACCCGTGCCTGGCCCCGGTGCACAGGCTGTGGGGCCGGTGACGCACGCAGTCACTGTCCACAACAGCCAAGACCGACCATCAGTGCTGGCGGTCCTGGAAGGGCGGAGCGAAGTAAAGCAGTCTGTGTTTCAGAACCCCGACGGGTCTTACTCAGACTTGGAATTTAAGAAAGCCTCCAAGGCCGCTCAGAGACTGCACAAATTCTGGAGGAAGTTCAACCAGACCGTGTTGACTGACAAAGCGATTGAGAACGCTTATCAGAAATTGTTCTCGGACAAGACCTTCAAGGAGATAGCGATGAGCAAATTCTCAGCCGAAGACATTGAAAAGATCCAGGTTGAGTTGCAAACCACGACTAAGCCGGAGCAGATAGGTGTGCGCAAAGCGAACGGCAAATTGGAGGCAGTGATCAAGTCCGGCAAGCCCGGCAGGATTGTCGTTGACAACACACTGCAATTGCTCGCCGTGAACATAATAAGCACTAGCATCTTTCAGCATTTGCTGTTTGACCACGACGACGGCATCTTTTATAACATGTCCATAAAACACCGCCCCAGGAATGAGGTGCTCGACGAATTCGGCGACATGATGGCCAACCCCTGGAAATACAAACGCCGGGGCGGCACGTCACAGGCACTTCAGCGCGGGCAATACGCCGCAGCCACGAGGAAAGCGTCGGGACCATGCCAACAGGCCAATGACACGTGTTGTTGGGAAATCGACC